ATAGGTGAGCTCCCTTAACCTTGGTGTTCTAATATAGAGGGTATGAATCCTCTGTCTTTGTGTGCTACCACGCATAGAACGCGAACTATGAAGATTTTGAAGCATTCATATACATAAGATCCAACTAAGTTAAATCTTAAAATGCTCATTCAGTAACAACCCATAGCAAGGTTGTTACAACTCCCGTATCTTTATCCTTCGTAATCATACTAAGGCTCAACAATAGAACTGTCGTAAAACTTATCTAACTCAGCACATAGAACTTCTATGGTTACGTCAGATTTAAGTGTTTGTCTGTATGTAAAGTCTACAGATGATGCTTCGTTAAGCATATCCAAACAATCTTTTAGAGGTAGAGCCTTAGATTCTAATAACAAGTAGTTTCTGTATACTTTCTTGCGCGCAAAGAAGTCAGAACTAAGAGATATTAGTCCGTCAACCCAGTGTTTTCCTGTTGGTCTTGCACCTGAGTCTTCAAATTGGTCGAGGTTTATTATAACTACAGCCATGGTTTAAGTTATTAGCCGGTAAACAAAATGCTATATTTAAAAAGATGTATAGCTGATCATCTTGGGGGTAATAAAGGGTGTAATCCTTAGAGTTTGGTATACTACACCTCGCACATCTATACCGTTACAACTCTTTTCGGTCTCGACGTGTAAGAAAAGCAAGGGGAAACGATCGCGAGTGCTCCCCCTTTACTTTAAAGACAATTAAAAAAGGTAAGACCCCGTGAGGGGTCGAACCTTGAGGCGCACGTCAACGCTGTTAAGCGTTGGACATCTCCTTCTTGAAGGTGAGCAGTGCGTCTTGTAAGCCGTCAAAGACCTTGTCTTCGGCTTCAAAGGTAAGGTTGGTGTAGATTCTAAATCCATCTGGACTTCGAGAATCTTCTTTAGCAACCTCTTTACCAGAGTCGATATCGGCATCATAGTCGATATCTACGTTAAAGGTATTTCGTTTACCTCGAGCAAAGATTGTGACATCGTCAATCAATCTCTCGCGGGTTTCTCCCGTACCGAAAGACTGAAGTAGGTCTCTACCTGCTTCATTTTGGAGTTTGTCATCCAAGATGAAACTAACTCCAGGCTCTGCGGTGACTTCCTCTCCGTTGAGCTCAGCAGTTACTTTTCCTGGTATACCTGCAACGCAAAGGTATATCGGGGTTCCAGCATTAGCACCTGTGCTGATGTTGGTTTTTACGAATGTGAAAATAGTTTTTGCCATGATTTTTTTGATTTTTGGCGTTAGACATAAAATAGTGACAGAGGGGGGTTCCCCACCGTCAGAACCTAGGTGGGTTACAAGTAGTAGGTCCCCTCTTTCGTCCACACAAAAAAATTTTCCAGTAAAAAAAATTTTATCTACCTTTGTATCCAACCGGTCAGAGACAATCCAGTTCCAAACTCAAAGTCTTACACTTCAGGCAACACCTGTTGGACCTGCTAACCATTAACTCAAAAACGGCAGTTAGGGTCTAAGGTGCGGTTTTTGACCTACATAGATTAGGTGTTTTTCGCGGTGATTCCAAAATAAACTAGGGAGAGGGGGTTTGGAGATCTAGTAAGTAATGATTATTTTTGCATTAGGATGGGAAGAACTATTACAATAGGGACAGACAGCGAACGCTTTTTTCGACTGTATCTGGAGTTATTGAAAGCTATGCCTCCCCTGAATCAGCTCTCAAACAAGGACTGTAATGTGCTAGCGGAAATAATGCGGAGGAATGCCGAACTTTCAGACTCCTTTAAGGTGAAAGAAGATCCTAAAAAGTGGGAATTAGTGTTCGCTTCGTCCACTCGTAAAGAGATGAGAGAGACCCTTGGCTTGACTGAGGCTAGTTTTAATAACTCTGTTTCTTTACTACGTAAAGCTGGGGTTGTAAAAGGAGGTAGGCTGTCAAAGGCTTTTGTTATTTACCCCTCTGACGTTAATAAAGTAACGTTTGAGTTTAGGATAGAAGAAAATGGAACTGAATTACAGGTTCGAGAGGAACAGCTTGAAGGAGCTGGAAGAGCTGAATGATAATATTACCGAGTCTTTAAAGGTATATATAGAAGAAAGGCCTTATTCTTCTATAGAAGTAGATCTTGATACAGAAAATCTAGTTATAAATTTAAAGGTGGTCTTAGATGACGGAGCAGGAGATGATATTGAAGGACGTATCTTTGAGAACAGGTCTTCCGTATAGAGTTGTTTGTCATATATGGAAAATGCAATGGAAGTATGTCAACAGTGTTGTGACTTCCGGAGAACAATCAACCCCAGATACACTAGGAGAGATATATATTAAAGACCTTGGCAGATTAAAACCTAATGATCGTAGTCTTAAGAAAGTAAATGAAAGAAAAGCTAAACGAGATAATTGACGGCTGGAAATATGTCATTATGAATGACCCATTTGTAGAGAAGGTAGCTAAGAAAAGAGCTGCTATCTGTGCAGATTGTTCAGAAGCTACAAAAACTGCAGGAGTTCTTAAATGTGCTGCCTGTGGTTGTCCGTTAATAGCTAAGACTAGAAGTATGGATAGTAAATGCCCTAAGGATAAATGGGATGACGAATGAAGAAGCAATAACTTTAACAGTATGGGGCAACGATGGTATGCCTTCTGATGTTATTGAAGGGGTTGAGAGGATAGTTGTATATTTGCTCAACAATGAAAGAAGTAAAGTAAGGACAGGGCTTAGAGATAAAGGATATACCTTATCAAAAGGCAAAAAGTCTAAAGTAAATTAATGGAATACGTTGAGCATACTAATGACGAAGGAGAAATTCTTAAAATAAGAATGAGTATCTCTAATACTAGATTAGAAGAAGAGACACGAGAAGAGTTTGTCTTTAGAAGAGCTTTTATGAAGCAAGAAGTTAAAAAATATTTAAAAGGGAGAAGAATAAAATGAATAATTCAGGATTTACACCCAAGAGTGGGTTTATATTGATTGAGCTTGAGCTCATCACAGAAACAAAGGCAGGTATTATTATGTCTGCAGGAGGAGCAACAGATAGCGGACCTATCTATAATCCTTTTGTAAAGATTGTAGAAGTAGCTGAGTCTGTTAAGGCGTTTGAGGCCGGAGATGTTGCCCTGCTTACTGCAGGTGTACAACCTTCACCTATTATGGGGCTAGACGATCAGGTTTACTTTTTAGTTAAGGAGTATGATCTTATGGGTAAGTACGCAAGCGAGCCTACAGAAGACATGCTTCAAGCTATTATATCTAGCGATCTTAATAAAAAGATTGAGCGTGACCTTACTCGTTACCTAGACCCTAAGATGGTTGAGAAGGCTAAGGGCATGAAGAATAATTGGAAGACGGTTGATCCTAAAAAGAACGGACAACTTCCAGGATAATGGATCTTTTTTACATGGAGAACGGTGTAGTCACCTGGTTGCCACAGACCCTGGCGATTAAGGAGTTTAAAGCTGTTTGGAGCAAGAACCGTAATAAGGACATGGCCTTTAAGGAGCTTAGCTACATCTTCTTCATGGAAGATCTACGTTCACCTTTTCGTAATTATTCAGAAGAGGAGAAAGAAGATAAAATAATAGATGCTATATTTTCTGAAGGATGGAATCCTGATGCAAAAGTAAAGGCAGCCAGAGATATTTACTCAGAACTTATGCAGACTAGGTCTATGAAACTGCTTAAGAGCGCTTGGAATAATTTGGATGACCTGTCTAAGTTTATAAATACAATCGACTATAACGAAAGAGATACCAATGACAAGTACGTCAATGATATTTCTAAGGTAAGAGGAACTATTGAATCACTTCCTAAACTTGTTGCAGCTCTTAAGAAGCTAGAAGACGAGGTTAAGAAGGAAGTAGAGGAGAGTGGTAGCTTACGTGGAGGTCGAGAAAAAGGAATGTTTGAAGATGATCTTGGATAGCACAAGTTTTACGTATACGGGGCTACATAATTTTACAGATAGGATCTTAGATGAGATCTTTGTAAATAATAAGGAAAAGGTTACTCTAGAAGTGACTAAAAAGGAAAAGAAGACTTTAAATGATGAGCTGAGGTTTTATCCTCATCTGTTTGTAAAGGCTCCAAAAGAGCAGACAGAGTATCATCTTGTAGGGCCTAATGGATTACTTATAAAAATAGAGGACAATGAGACTCAATGATGAAGAGGCATTTGAATATGTAGGAATAGACGATCTTACATTTCGTACTTTACGTTTTATGCAACACGATGAGTTAAAGATTTCTGTTACTGAGAAAGAATACAAAACTCTTATGCATGATATGGATAATAATACATACAGCTTTACTATTAATCCGTCTAATACCAGAGCTTCAGAAATAGTCGGACCTAACGGACTGCAGATAATATTTAATGTCAAAGAAGAAGGAAAAAATACATAGACAGGTATATGACCTAATAGACGAAATACCTATTCTGTCCTACATGGCTTCCCTGGACAGACCCCATGCGGATATGATTCCTAGGGACGATAAGGGGAGGATTAAGGTAGATGTTACAAGGCCGCATATTCTGAAGGACATGGATTACTTCAGAGCTGCGGCTCTTCACTTTCAAGAGCATGGCTGTTATACTCGCCTGATGCCTAACCCTCATCCAAGATCTGACTATATGAGATATTGGTTAGAGGAGATGCGTAGGTGCAAGGAAGGGTACGTTCGTAAAAAGGACGGTGAGTGGATATCAGGATATTACTATTGGTATCTAAACTATTGTCCTATTATGAAGACTGTTACTATAGAAGATCATAGTGACTCAGATCTTAAAAGGGCGGAAAGAATATTTACATTCCCGGATGTATGGGATAGCGATTACTTATACTTTCATTACTTAGAACAAGCTGAGCAGAGAGGTCTGCATGCAGTGGTTCTTAAGACAAGGGGTAGGGGATTTTCTTATAAAGGAGGAGGTCTAATGGATAGGAACTACTATCACATACCTCAGTCTAAGAGTTATGCACTTGCGTCAGAAGGTGAGTATCTTAAAGGTGACGCTATCCTTGACAAGGCGTGGGACGTTATGGACTTTGTTGATGAGCATACTCCTTGGAAGAAGGCAAGAGATGAGAAGGATACGGCAATGCATAGACGTGCATCTTACAAGGATCCTAAGTCAAAGGTTGTTAAGGGTTATAAGTCTGAGATAATAGGTGTTACTCTTAAGAACCAGCCAGAAAGAGCAAGGGGTAAAAGGGGTAAGGTTATATTGTTTGAGGAGGCTGGTAAGTTCCCTCACCTGTTAAAGGCATGGTCTATTGCAAGACCTTCGGTAGAGCAGGGTAATGTTACGTTCGGTACTATGGTGGCATTTGGTACTGGTGGTACCGAGGGGGCTGACTTTGAAGGTATCAGGACTTTATTCTCACAACCAGAAGGTTATAGGATATACAGTATACAGAATGTGTTTGACCAGAATGCCCCTGAAGACAGTAAGTCGGGATGGTATTGCGGAGAGTACTTTAACAGAGAAGGCCACTATGATAAAGATGGTAACTCAGATGTATTTAATGCTCTTATTGAAATCATAGAGGAAAGGGAAAAGGTAAAGAAGGCTACTACGGATCCTAACGCAATGATCCAGGAAAAGGCCGATAGATCTATTACTCCTCTAGAAGCTATGATGCGTAGGGAAGGTAGTCTATTCCCTGTAGAAGATCTTAAAGTACAAAGGTCTGAGGTAGAGGCTCATCCTGCAAGATGGACTGATAAGATATTTAATGTTGACTTAGTAAATCGTAATGGTCAAATAGAATTAAAACCCTCTGATCATTATCCTATTAAAGAGTTTCCTGTAAGAGATAACTTTGGATTACATGGTTGTGTAGAGATATTTGAGCATCCTCCCGAAGACGAGGTACCGTCTAATATGTACATAGCAGGGGTTGACCCGTATGATGATGATGTATCTACTACTGCGTCACTTGGTTCTTGTATAGTTATGCATAGAATTACAGGAAGGATAGTAGCAGAGTATACAGGTAGGCCGGCTACAGCAGAGAAGTTTTATGAGATATGTTATAGGCTTATAAGGTATTATAATGCTAAGTGCAATTATGAGAATAATAAGAAGGGGATGTTTTCTTATTTTGAAAAGCGTAATGCATTATACCTACTTGCAGATACTCCTAAGATATTGAAGGATATGCAGATTATGAAAACGTCTACGTTTGGTAATACTGCTAAAGGAACAAATGCCACTAAAAATGTAAACGCCTGGGCAAGGTCTCTTATTAAATCTTGGCTACTGGATACTGCATACTCTGAGGAGGAAGGACAAGACCACGACAGGCTTAATCTTCATACTATTTGGAACACCGCAATGCTTAAAGAGCTTGAGATGTATAATCCAAACTACGGCAACTATGACCGTATATCTGCGTTCGGTATGGTACTTATTTTAAAAGAAGATTTATTTAAGCTAGAGGTTGTTGATGAGCCTAGAAACTATCCATCCTTTTTTGATAACAGGCCTTCTAACAGGGCAAACCGCCATAGGCGAGAACCTAAACAATTATTTTCTGGGTATACTCCTGTACATAGAAGACCAAAAAGTAATTAATTTTGCACCATGGCCGTATCTGATTATGGACTGAGCGGGTTCCCGTCTCAGAAGAGATCCCTCAACCAGAAGGGGGAAAGCTGGAGAAAAAAATGTGTGAAAGCAGCGATAGATCACGCATTCTCTGCGACTGAGTTCAAGACGAACTACAGCGAAATGAGGTCTAACATCGATCTCTACAACAATAGGTTGAACGACAAAGAGATGATGGAGTTCTGTGACCCATTCTCATTGGGGTCGGATTCTTTTCCTATTAAACCTCGTAACTATCCTATTGCTTCACCTAAGATAAATCTACTCGTAGGCGAAGAGGCAAAGAGGGTCTCTGACTTTAAAGTCAAAATTGTTAATGAAGATGCGGTCTCTGAAAAAGAAAAAGAGATTAAAGACAGATATGTAAAAACTTTTGTAGAAGAGATTATTCAAAATCCTGAGATTACAGAAGAAGATATACAGAAAAAGTTAAAAGATCTCGAAAAGTGGAGAAAGTATGAGTACCAAGATCTACGAGAACGTAGAGCTACTCAATTACTTGAACACATTAAACATGAAGAAAAGGTAGACAAGAAATTCAATGATGGATTCTTGGATGCACTTCTTACAGGTTTAGAAATCTATGCTATAGATATTGTAGGAGGGGAGCCTTCTATGAGAAAGTGTAACCCGCTTAATATTAAAACTATCCGTACTTCGGAAAGTAATAGTATTGAGGATTGCGATATTATTGTAGAGTACAGCTACTACTCTCCAGGTAAGATCATTGATATGTTTCATGATCATCTGAAGCCTTCACAGGTAGCACTACTGGAAAAAGGTAAGGCAGGGTATTCTGCAGATGATACTAAGCAGTTTATTAATCTAGGAGAAAAAGAGCCGGATCTTCCGTCTATTAATCTTATTGAGAACACAGAAGGTAATCTGATAGCTTCTGATGAGTTTAGCGATAACTCATACCATCTTCCAGAGTACACAAGCACCGGATCCATCTTAGTTACAAAAGTAGCTTGGAGATCTTACCAAAAGGTAGGTCGTCTAAAGTATTATGATGAGGTTACTGGTGATGTACAGTATAAGCTAGTTTCAGAGTACTACGAAATAGATCCTGCTAAAGGAGAAGAAGTTAAGTGGTATTGGGTAACTGACTGGTGGGAAGGTACACGTATCGGACAGGACATCTATGTTAAGATGCAGGCATTTCCGATCAAGGCGTACTCAATGTCAAATCCTTCTATATCGCAATGTCCTTATATAGGATCAGCGTATTCTATGAATGATGATGACATTACTTCTCTTATGGGAAGAATGAAGCCTTATCAGTATCTGTATAACGCATTCATGTGGAAGACACAGGATGCTTTTGCAAAGTATAAAGGAGTTATTGGAACTATTGACCTGGCACGAACACCTGACGGATGGGAGTTTGAAGATGTGCTTTATTACGCTGAGCGTATGGGTTGGATGGTTGAAGACTCATTTAAAGAAGGGGATAAGGGTGCTGCTACAGGAAAACTAGCAGGTAATCTGCCAGGTAGAAGTACTCCTATGGATTTTAACCTCTCAGGCTATATACAACAAAATCTTTCTATGCTTAACTTCTTGAAAGTTGAGATGGGAGAGATTTCCGGAGTATCTAAGCAAAGGGAGGGCAGCATACACAATAGAGAGTTAGTAGGTAATGTAGATAGGTCTGTTACACAGTCATCTCATATTACTGAGGTATACTTCAGCATGCATGAAGATATAAAGAAGAGAGCGCTTACTGCTTTACTTGAAGCAGCTAAGTTTGCGTATAAGGGTAAAAAGAAAATTGTACAGCATATATTAGATGATATGTCGTCTGAGATATTTGAGCTTGATGGTGACCACTTCCGTGAAATGGATTTTGGTATTGTCATGTCAAACAACCTTATGGACACTCAAATGAGAGAAAGGTTCATACAGCTTGCTCAGTCGGGATTACAGAGTGATAAATTGAACTTTAGTCAATTGATGGATATCATGACTGATAGGTCTATCTCAAGTATGAGACGTAAAATTGAAACTGCAGAAGATGATGCAATTAAGCGTCAGCAAGAACAGCAGCAACAACAGATGCAGTCTCAGCAGCAAATGCAACAACAGCAGATAGAAGCTAATGTCGAAATGAAACGAATGGATCAGGAGCATGAAACTAATCTTGCTCAGGCAAGCAATGATAAAGATCTTGCAGTCCAAAGAATGAAACAAGCGTTTCAAGTTGAAGGTGATGAAGTCAAAAGATTAAAGGTAGAATACGATAAGATGGAGAAGGATCTTGATAGGGAGCATGAGGCACGTCAGAAAGAACTCGACCGCCAAGCGGACGCAGCTAAGCAACGTACCTAACATTAAATTGCTATAAAAAGAACCATCATAATTATGGGTAGAAACGTGGTTTCAATTAAAAGTGAATATTATATAGTCTAATTTTGTACGTTAGAAACATGGCAGAAGAAACAAATGACATTTTTGGTGGATTTGATCTCAGTAACGAGAACCTTATTCACTTTGATGATAAAGGAGAGATTGTCGATGCTCCTAAAGAAGAAAAGGAAGAAGTTCCTGGAAAGATCGACATTATAGATACTCCTAACATCGAGACTGGAGAAGGAAAGCAGGAACCTCAATTAGAGGGAGAAGGTATAAAACCTTCCTCTGAGGGCGCTCCCTCTTCTCCATCCGAACCGTTAAGGTTATTTGCCTCGGTGCTTTTGGAGGAAGGCGTTATTGACGCTGAAGACGACAGATTGGAGGGTCTTTCCGGACCTTCTGATCTTGTCGATCTTATTAAAGACACTATTCGTAAAAACGAATTTGCTGATCTAAATGATGATGCTAAACAAATGTTGGAAGATTACCGAAAGGGGATTCCATCAGAAGTCATTCGTAACTACAACAATCAGCGTTTGCAGTTAGAAAGACTAGAAACATCTCAGATACTTCCTAGTGATGAGGATAGCGAAGAGCTAACCGCTCAAAAGGAAAACATCAGAAAGTCTTTAATCTATAACTCTTTTATTGCGAGTGGTATAAATGAAGAACGTGCTCAGAAACTAACAGCAAGGTCATTAGAGCTTGGTGATGATGTAGATGATGCAGCTTCTGCTCTAAAAGATCTTAAGTCTCTTAATGAGAAAAAGATGGAAGAGCAACGCCAATTTGCAGAGTCTCAAAAATCAGATGCTAAAGAAAGAGTAAAGAAGATTGAAAAGCGAATCTTAGAAACCGAAGAGATTCTTCCTGGAATGAAGATCCCTGAGCATAAAAGAAAAGAGCTTTTCGATCAGATGACACAACCTACTAAGGTTACAGAACAAGGACCTACATATGCTATACAGGAATTGAGAGCCAAAGACCCAGTGACCTTTGACCTTCGACTCCACTACTTAGCCTCTCTAGGTCTCTTTAACGATAATCCAGATATCTCGGTATTTGGACGTACAGTCAATACAAAAAGTGTAAAAAAGTTCACTGAATCTCTTGAGAATCAGAAAGCAAATAATTTTGGAGGCGGGGCCACTCGTCAACAAACATTTGGTAGCGTAGATACAGAGCTACTCAAGTCATTGGATAATCTATTTTAAACTAAAACCAAAATGCCACAAATTTCTCCATTTCAAATGACGGAGGCTCAATCGTGGGCAGGGCTAACGACTTCCAACCACTTGGGAGCCATCTATCAGGCCGCTCCACAGAAAGCCTCCAATCTTATGCGAAGGATTTATACCTCTAACTTCGGTATGGATCTAGACAGTTATCTATCTGATATTCCTTACAAAGTAATGGAAACTGATGATGACTTTACTTGGGAACTAATCGGTTCAGCCAAGAAGAATGTTCCTTTGGTAGAAGCACAGATTGCAGGTACTGCAGTTGTTGCTACTGACCAGCCAGGACTTAACTTCTCTCGATTTGATCTTATTTTCCCTGAACAACACTTTACTGACGTTCACACTATCGTTGGACACAAGAATGAAGTGTATCAACTACGAATTGTTGCTGATCCTGTTCCTGACGGAACTAACTGGCGCTACACTGTAGAGCTTGTTACTGGTGATGCTACAGCTTTCATGCCTTTTGAAGAATTGGCTGCTGGAACTCGATTCAGCCGTGAATGGTCTCTTGTTGAATCTACTCTTTCTAAGAAAGGTGGTGGTATCAACTTTGAGTCTCCGTTCACTATGCGTAACGCTTTCTCTATGATCCGTATGGAGCACACTACTCCTGGAAACATGGTTAACCGTCCGTTTGCTACTAAGTGGCAAGCAGTAGGTGAAGATGGAGAGCTAGTTACTCACACTACTTGGACTCAGTACGAGGACTACGTATTTGATTATCAGTATCGTCAAGAAAAGAACCGTCTTCTTATGTTTGCTCGTAGCAACAAAGGTGCTAACGGTGAGTATTACAATATCGGTAGTTCTGGTCACGTTATTAAGCAAGGTGCTGGTATCCGTGAGCAGATGGAAGCGTCTAACACTTCTTTCTACAGCACATTTGATATTAACTTCTTGACTGAAGTATTGGTTGACCTTTCTGAAGGAAAACTTCCTACAGATGAGCGTCACTTTATACTAAGAACAGGTGAGCGAGGAGCTCTTCAATTCCACAAGGCATTGGAGGATCACTCTCAGCTATTCACACCTATCCGAAACGAAAGCCGTATTTACGGAGCTTCTAACCCTGGTGGGGTTCAAATGCCTCTTGGATATGGTGGTCAGTTCGTTGAGTACCTAGGACCTAACGGTGTTAAGGTTACTTTGATGGTTGATGCAATGTATGATGATCGTGAAAGAAACAAGTTGTACCATCCAGACGGAGGTGTAGCTGAGTCTTACCGATATGACATCATGGACATTGGTACTACTAACGGAGAGCCAAACATCCAGAAGTTCTACGTGAACGGATCTGAGGACATCATGGGTTACATCCCAGGTTTGAGAAATCCTTTCTCTCCTGCAGGTGAGCGTAACATGAATATGATGGCTATGAGCACTGACGGATACTCTGTACACCGTGCCTCTGTGTGTGGTGTTGCAGTATACGATCCATCAAGAACTGCTTCATTGATCCCAAGTATTTTAGCTTAATCATAAGAATCGAAGAAGAGATGAGCAAAATGGATGCAACAAAAACGCAATTTAGTCTTCCTAATAGGAAGGTAAAGATCGTACCGTTGAAAAGGAAGAGGGGGCTCCTACCTAAGGAGCACGAGGCTAGCTTTCTTTTCAAAGAGTCTTACTTTGAACTATGCGTACCTATCGATGAGAAAGGACGCATGAAAGATCCATTAACACCAGAAGAGCGGGATTTCTTTGAAAGCCCCTCTTCCGGTATGGATTTTTTAGCAAATGACCTTTCTGTTACAAGAGAGGGTAATTATTTTACCACGAAGAGAGCAAAGATACGTCTCAAGAATGAGGTAAGTTATCTTGACCTTTCTCGTCCAGATGATTATATGAAGTACAAGATACTCCTTACTGTAGGAGATAGAATTGCACTTTCAGATGATCCTCGAGAAACAAGAGTAACTCAAAAGTTTGCACTTGTTGATGAGAACCATGAAACTAAGCAACAGTTGAATGAGCTTGATACTAAGCTTTCAGCTTACACTGAGTATGGTGCTATCAAAAAAGACTTTAGAGCTTTACGACATGTAGTTATGGTAGCTACAGGAAAGAAGGTTGCGAAGAACGCCAAGATTGAGTTCTTGCAGACAGAAGCTAATAGGCTTCTATCTAACGCACCGGAAGCTTTCCTTAATGCTGTGCGAGATAAAGACCTTGAAACTAAAATCCTAATTCAGGATGCAATTAGTGGAAAGATCCTTAATAAGCAAGGTATTGAATATCTTACTCCTGGTGGAGATAGTATAGGTAAAAATCTTGCAGATGCCGTAGAGTTTCTTAACAATAAAAAGAACCAAGACCTCAGACTCGTTATCGAGAAGAAGGTCGATGACATGGACGACTAATGACACCTACTGAGTTTAGAGAGTATATACTTGTAACATATGATTCTATAGCAAACTTTGCAGCTCCAGGATATGAAGATGCTGACATCAACATATTCGTAAACGCTGCACAGGAAGACTATGTAAAATCTATGTACAGTGATATATCTAATCTTGGTAGAATAGGTTTCGAGGAAACCGAAAAAAGATCTAAAGATCTGTCAGAGTTAAAAAGGTTTGAGGATATTACACCTTTTATCTCACCAGCCAATCATGGTTCTGATAGTTTATTCGTAGAGCTGCCAGATAATTATCTGTTAACGGTTAACGAAGAAGCTACAATATCATTTACTTCCTGTGGGGCGACCGCATCCGAAAGGGTGCCGGTCAAACCCATACGGGAAGACTACTATAATGCAAACGTAAAGAATCCTTACAAACGTCCTGATAATGGACTTGTATGGAGAATCGATGCAAGTAGAACTGATACCACACTTCCTGTAACAAGTACTAAGAAAAGACATGAACTTGTACTAGGAACTGGTTCAACATTTAACACATATCACTTATCATATATAAAGTATCCTAAATCCATAGATGTATCTGACACAACTAATCTCGTAGGTTTCTGCGAATTAGACCCGTCAACTCATAGAGCTATAGCTGACATGGCCGTGCAATACATGTTGGAAGCAGCTAGACAGCCACGTTTCCAAACGAGTGTATTCAAAGAAAGCCGTGTCATAGAATAATTACTAAAAAAGGCAATCTGATGTTAAAATGTTATTACACATATGCCGACAAGCAGTTCTTATACACTAAAGACGGGGATGGGAATCCGTCTTATAACAAGAGCGTTTGTTTCCCATTAACCTTAAACTTTAATACTTATTAAAATGGCTACAAGTCAAGTAAAAAATGTCCAAAAAGTATTTGTAGGTGCATCTCCTGCGTTATCAACGCTTGGTACCTTAAATACTGGTGAAATTGGATTCTTCAATGAAGATGGAAGAAGAATTGTTGCAGCAGGTGCTGGAGCAGGTGAAGTTAATTCTGCTGATGTAAGCAAATTTAAAGTACATATAGGACGAGCTTCAAGTCCAGATCTAGTATCTGATATTATTGAAACTTCATCAATCTCTGATGTTGTTTGGAAGACATATGATCCTAGAGCTAACCAAGTTGTTACTATCGGCTCTAATGGAACTACTGGTTCTCTTCCTGTAACTGCTAGTAACTTGTACTACGTTCGTTTGTACATTCAAGAATTTCTTTCTTCGCACTCTGATGGTCAGAGAATGAAGCATGGTGTATACAAGTCTGCTGCTTCTACATCTCAAGCTGAGATCGCTATTGGTCTTGCAAAATCAATCTATCAGAACTTTCTTAGAGAGGCTGAGCAGTTTATTACTGTAGATGTTCTAACTGATCATGCCGGAGTTGCTTTGGGTACTGGTGTAAACGATGTTGTGTTTACAAAAGGATCTAATACGATTAGCGCTGCTGATATTGATGATGCTACTACTAATCCAGCTCTTGCTGTTGGAGACTTTTTACGTATCGGAACTGGTGTAACCGGTCCTATGTATAAAATTACAGCAATTGATGCTACAGCTAATACTGCTACATTGGATGCTCCTTACAGAGGAGAGTCTGCAACAATTGCTGACACAGGGCTAGAAAACGTAAATGCTAGTAACGCTGCCGGTGCTAACTGGGGAATTAAGCTTACTGGTGCTGATCTTTCTTTTGGTGCTCCTGATTATAAGTACTCTGTAGTACGTTGGGATACTCAACTTGAAAACTTCGGAACTACTGAAGCAGTAGTTGCTACTGGTGCTAGTCCGGGTATTGGAACTTACGAATCTATTGCTTCTTTAGAGCACTTTTGTCAAGGTTTCCACGGAGAGATTTACCGAATGGGTGCTCCTCTTAATCACCCTGCAGAGTTGCTTGCAACTAGCGCTGTTGCTGGAGGAGGTTATGATACAATCACTTTTAAGTGTAGTGATTCTAAAGTAACAGGTAGCTTTTCTGCGGAGGTTTCTCCAAAGATGGTTACTCTTGCATTTCCAGCTACGGCTCCTGCTTATGCATTGTCATCTACTGCAGATGGTATTGCTGAGTTGATTGAGGACTTCTCAGGAACTGCGTTGAACGTAACTTAATAAACCTTTTAATTGAGGAGGGGGGAGCAATCTCCCCTCTTCATTAATTTTTTAATCGATGGCGATAAACACTCTAGTATTAAAAGCAAACGTCTGTGTAAAAGACGGGTGTAAGAAAGTATCCGTAACTGATGTTACTGGAGAATATAACGCCTCTACTAATGTAGGCGGTTGGGGTGCTATTAATTCAGCACGAACAGAAATAACTGCAGCCACTATAACTATAACAGATTCTGCCGGCACAGTGACCACAGAAACTGTAACTAGTCAAGTTAATCCTGTTGCATGGTACCAGGATTTTACTTTTAATGATATTGATGTTACACTAGCAGATGGGCTGCATACCCTAGAGTATAGTGTAACAAATGCTAGTGATACACCTTCAACGGTAACAGCTAGTATTAAATTTTATACTTACTGCACTATTAAGTGTTGTATAGAGAAAAAAGTCCATGCAGCAATAGTTGCTTATGGCAATGATCCGTGTAAGCATGCGGACAAACTTAATTATGCAAACTACCTCTGGGCTCTCTTAAAAGATTTTGAGAAGGCAGCAAGTGGATGTAATTTTAATAAAGCTAAGACGGCCTTTGATAAGCTCACCGCATTGTGTGCAGCAAAAGAAGATTGTTCTTGTAAATAATATTTAAACATGAGTAATTGTAACAGTAATTGTCTGGGATCTGTTCAACTTCAACAAGGCCCTTCTGGAAGCTCAGGAGCCTCTGGCGATAGTGTAGCACAGTTATCTATATTTATAAGAGCAGCCGCCCAACCAGCTACCCCTACCGGAGGTAGCTTTAATTTTACAAGTCAAGCATTAACTGCTCCTACAAACTGGTATCCAGATTATCCTCCGCACACATCTAACCCTCTTTGGGCTTCTACAGGCATAGCATCTGTAAGCGGAACTACTGGTACTGATTCTGTTATCACTTGGAGTACACCTCAAAAAGTTGTAGAGGATGGCGCAGATAGTACTATGGCACCTGGACTATATTCTGCAGTGCTTGATAACTACAGTATTCTAGATGATGGTAATGATTATACAGCCACATCTCCTATTAAGGTTAGAGAGTTTTCTGTACCCGCTAACACATTTACTAATAATGATGATGAGGTTCATATAGATTATGGGTTCTCAGGGGATATTATAGATATTAACATAGACGGAACATCTGAAACTTCTGTATCTGGTTATTTATTTCTACAAGTAAGACTTGTTCAAGGAGCTACAACTAGATACGTTAATGTTACTACCTCTCCAGGAGGACACGCTTATACTAATGCAGTCTTGCAGCAATATCCTGCTGCATGCTCTAGACTTAAATTCTATAAGACAGGTACAGATAAATTAAGACCTGTTCTTCTTGATACTGATATAGCTCAGTTAGGAGCAAAAATTTGTACTTCTAGCTCTAATGGTAATATTCTTACATCAGATGCTGCAGCAGGTAATTCAGATAATTGGATTATTGCAGAAGCTCCTGATTGGATAAGAGGATTACTTTCACAATCAAATGTTTCTTATGCAGAGCTTTCTGGTTTTGACTTTACTCAAGCAATTACTGTTGAAGTGTATATGTGGAGAGGTGCCTTGACGTTAGAATCTCCTGGTGTAGAAGAAGAGATTTTTGAAGGAAAAAGACCTACAGTGACAGTTTCCACATACAATCCAGCTTTTAGATTAATGAACCTACATGCTTCTTACAAGAAGAAAATAATTTTAACATAACATGAGTAATTGTATACGAAAAAGAGTATTTAGTATTCAGGCTCTAGCGTCTGGTACTTCAAATGTTAATGTAAATAATCAATCTGTAAAGATTGTAGGAGACTCATTGCCCGAAATAACTGCTTGTGTAGACACACCTTACAGCTTATACTCTACTGTAAAAGTTTGGGGAACCACTTCTCTTACAGGGGTATATAATATAAGTCCTACTGGAACTCCAGCAATTAATTCTTTTGTAGAAATATACTGGAAAGCGTCCTTAAATAACGGTGCTACTTATGCTGTTAATATATTCGGTAAAACAGTTCCCTCTGAAATTATTACTGCTAAGTCAAACTTTAAAGCAGAATGTATTTACAACGGGGAAGTATGGGATGTAACTATAATATCTGATGCTGCAGGAAATGCTACTATAGGATCTTCAAAACTTGCAAGTAATGCAGTTACTACAGCAAAGATTACTGACCTTAATGTTACTACTGCTAAGGTAGCAGATGATGCTATTACATTTGCAAAGATGCAAAATGCACCTGCTAACTCTGCTGGATCTGGAGGTACTGTTGTAGTAGGTAATGATAAAGATGCCGGAGCAGTTCTTTCTGCTTTTGAGGTAGACAATACTCAAATACTTATAGGAAACGCAGACGGCTTTACTGCTGCTGCACTTAGTGGAGACGCTACTATGACCAATGCGGGAGTAGTTACTGTAAGTAAACTTATAGGATCTGACACTACTCAAGAAGCTACAGCAGCAAACACTAACCCTCTTACTGTAGCTACAATAGCTATACCTGCTAATACTTTAGCATCAGATGGTGATGCAGTAGAAGTAGATGTTTATGGAAGTACTGCAGGAAACACAAATAACAAAACTATAAGTCTTAAACTAGGAGGTACATCAGTTGTAAGTAATGGAACTCTTGCTAATCCTGATGGAAAGGTCTGGAGGCTTACAGCTCATATTCAAAGAACTGGAGCTACATCTTCTATTATAAGCGGTCAAATAGTATTTGATGGTAGTGCTGCAGACATTCAAGTAGCAAACAAAACAGGATTTACTTGGAGCAATTCAAATGATATAACTGTTGTTTTGCAAAACGGAACTTCTGCTGCAAGCGATATTACATTTGAACATATGATTGTTAAGAAAATAACTTAATGTCTTACCAGGTTATAAATAATGCAAGTGATATTGCAATCTACGATGTATCTGATAATAATGTAAATTATTACCTTAAATCAGATTTATCTGTAAGTGTATCTGAAGGTTTAGTAAAAGTAACTAAAGGTTCTTCTGATGTACTCTCTACATTATATACAGATGTAGATGCTCCTTCTTCGACAAGTGCTTATGATCTTGCTAATCAAATCTATGGTTACTTAAATTCTACATCTACTTCAAGTGGTACAGGCGTAAATTCTGCTCAAATCACATTAACCAGTGGGCAGATTCTAGCTATGAACTCAACTCCAATTACTTTGGTTACTGGTGTTGCTGGTTCAGAAATACAATTAATAAGTGCGTCTATGCATTTAAAGTGGAACTCAGTAGCATATGCAACCAACACTACTCTTGCTATAGGAACCACATCTGATCCTGACGGTCAAGCTCAATTAAATTGTTTGGCTGCTACTTCGGATATAAGGGGAACATTTGGTTTAGTTACAACAGGAACATCGGCAAACATGCATACAGGTGAAAACTTAGTTGTTTCTGTAGCTTCCGGCAATCCTATAAACGGAAACAGTCAAATAGTAATTGACGTTATGTACAGATTAGTAGACCTACCTTAAAATCAATTTAAAACTTAAATCAAATGGCATCATTATCAGTAAATCTAGGAATCAGTAGCTCTGACGTTACTACAGACAGTTTAAATGTTGGAGTAGCTGATGTTTTGGCTGTAACTGATCCTGCTATTAATATTGCAAGAATGTCTGTTCCTACTGGATCAGCCGCAACGGTTGTTGCAAGTAATTCAGCATTTAGTTATGTATACCTAAAAGTAGTTTCTGGAGTTAATCCTTCAGACTGGGTACAGGTCCTTCTAGGAGGAAATGCTAAATTTAAAATCCGAGTAGGAGAATTTGCATTCTTTCCTTTATACAATGCTCAAGCTATTACAGCAGAAGCCCAAGGCGGAGCATGTGTTGTAGAATATGGAGCTTGGTCAATTGCTTAATATAATATGAAGTACAAAGATATTGTAGAATATGTAAGCGGCAGGAATTGCTGCCTCTCTACTGAAGGACTTTCTCTTCTCGATAAAATGAGAGGAGGAAATCCTCCAGGTAGTTGTTGTATGACTAAGCACGTTTTAGCTCATACTGCTCTAGATCTTATGGAGGATGCTAATATTCAAGATATTTGGTACAAAGTAGTAATGGAGTTTACTGTAGATAATACTGCAGGAGATTCTGGTACTGCTACTTTTACTAGACTAAAAATAAGTGGAGTAGAAGATACTATTTACTATCAAGCAGGTAATGGTGCAAATGCTAATTCACTTAGTATAGGCGGAGGAGTAAGCGATCATACTACTGCGATTATTATTGCTCAAGAGATAACAAGCACTACACCTAGTCTTTTAAGCTTTGGGATAACCCCTTACACTAGTCTTAGTTCTACAGATTTTGAAGTTTCTGTAGAAGCTGTGGATACTGCAAGAATAAGAATTACTATTTGGGGTAATGAAAATCTATTCTTAGAAGACACTACTACCTACCCTACTGTAGTGTGGACAGATAGCAACATAACTATAGCAGAAGATACCTCTAAAAGAAGTAAAGCAGTGACTACAGAAAGAAAACATTCTTGTTTAACTGCTGCTCAAATATGTGAAGTAGCTTCTTACTTAGATACTTATTGTGACAAGTGTTCTGATATAACTGCAGAGCCTGTAACCTAATTAATTAAAAAAATGGCAACCTTAACTCCCACATTAACTTTAGTGAGTAGTGACACAAGCGCAGACGCTTTAAATGCTACATTCACTGATACCCTTACGGTAACTAATCCTATGACAGGATCAGGTACTGCAAAAGTTCTTCATACAGGACCTAGTGAAATTATACCTGCATCTGTATCTACAATAAGTTTTGTGTTTTTAAAGAACACAGATAGTACTAATTATGTAGAAGTAAAGACTGCAGGAGGTACTGCTTATAGTGTTTTATATCCAGGAGAGTTTATGCTCTTACCTGTAAAAGGATCTGTAGGCATTGAAGTACAAGCAAATAGTGCTACTTGTGTAGTAGAGTACGGTTTTTGGACAAGATCTTAAATAATTTAATATGCCAGGAGTAAGTGTAGGTGGCGGAGGTGCCACAAAATCAGGGGGAGGGGCTGCGGCTACTTCTAGAGCATGGGTACGTAACCCCGATTGGCTCGATCTTCCATCACTATCAGATGGAGATAGTATTATGTATGTCTTACATAGGGTCAGAGATGGAGTACCGAACTTCTTTTCTTTTTTCTCAACGATAGATTCAAGCGGTACGTACTCAGTTGACCTTTATAATGATGGGACTACTGTCACTTCTCACGCTCATAACAGTACTGCTCACTTTGACCTTGACTATTCAAAAGGAACCGCAGAAGTAACTGCACCAAACGGTGATACTTACAAGCAGGTTATTACAAAGATTACGGGTAATTTTCTAAAACCGCAATTTTACAAGAGACACGGTAGTGTACAGGCTATGGTAGACTCTACTCTTTTATCTGTAAAGATGGCAAGCCAGACTTGTACAAGTCTTGACTCTACCTTTAGAGGTTCAAGTACTACAGTTATGCATAGAAGTCTTGAAGAGTTTGAGTTTGTTGGAACTTGTAACGTAACGACATTATTATATGCTTTTACAGGTGCTCCGAACTTAGGTAAAGTAACGGGAACTTTTAGTAGTCTAACGACTATACAACAAGCATTTAACTCAGTTAACATTGCTGATCTTACTCAGATGGAATTAGGCAGTGTATCATCAATGGCTTGTACACAAGCTTTTATAAGTTCAAGAATACTTGAAATGTTCCATGTAGATTTCTTTAAGGGCGCAACCAGTGCAAATGCAACTTTTCAAAGTTCACAACTTAAATACTTCGGAAAGGCTTCTGCTCCAATGCAAATGAACGCATTAAGCGGTGCAACTGGGCTATATCGTATGTTTTATCAAAACACTAAACTTAAAGCTGCTTATTTTACAAGCTGCGCTCCTGAAAGAACCGAACAAATGTTTCATCAATGCTATGCACTTGAAACAATATCAGGCATTGATTGTACAAGCCTTACTAATGCTACGAACATGTTTAATGATTGTCATAGCTTAAGTACTCTTGAACTTTCAAATATGAAAATTTCATTTGATTTGGATGATTGTAACTTTGATCAAGCTGGACTTGTGAATGTGTTTAATGATTTATATGATTTAACTTTAATAGGTACAACAGCAACAATCACTGTAACAGATAATCCTGGAACAGGAGATTTAACTGCAGCAAATTTATTAATTGCTACCAACAAAGATTGGACAGTAACAACATAAGATATGAGTTTTAGAATACCTGAACAACCAGCTTTTTATAAGCACACAACTGAACCTTCAGATTATTGGTCAGTAGGTCTTCATGCAGTTTATAATAAGAATTATGAATTGTTGATTGAAAACCATGAAGAGTATGACTACCCCGTAGATGGGTGGGAGTACCACGCAACACCTCCACAAGCATATCTTGATTGGGTGGAAGCTAACACTCCTGATGATGCACAAGAGCCTGAATAATAATGAAAGCTTTTGAACTTAGCACACTTTTAAAGTTAGGGGTACCTTACATAGTATTCTTTTTTGCTCCAATAACAGCAGCTATAGTAGGACTTGCAGTTTTAATATTCGCTGATGTCATTACCGGATGTAGGGCAGCACAACTAAGAGGAGAAGAGATCAGATCTAACAGGATGGCTCGAACAGTGAGTAAAATAATCTTTTATTCTGTAGCTATTATTTTAAGTAGGGTTATGGAGGTATCTTTTATAGATTGGATTCCTGTAGCTAAGTTAACTGCCGGTTATATTGCAATTGTAGAGTTTAAATCTAACTTAGAAAATATTGCAAGCATTACAGGTGTTGATATTTGGAAGCACCTTATGACTAAAATGGAAGGGTGGTCAAAACGAACTTAAATGAGTCCTATAGGTATAGGCATACCCTTTCTTTCTCAAAAGGCGGCTGAAGCTGCTGGAATAATTACTGCTAATCTTCTAATATACGTTGATGCTAGTAATGCATCGAGCTATGGAGGTAGCGGAACTACTTGGACAGATTTACAGGGGAACTACAACGGAACTTTAACTAACGGTCCTACGTACTCTTCTGCTGACGGAGGGCAAATTGTATTAGATGGAACGGATGATTATGTGACTTTCGGAAACATAACCGAACAAGTTGAAGCTTCGGCATTTAGTATGCAGATGTGGTTTCGAATGGAAGACGCTAATACCAATAACAGACTTTGGGGTAGACGTAGAAACTCTGACAAAAAAATTATAAGCGGTTGGGTTCACGGAAATGGCTCAATTTATTTTTACAATGCGAACGATACAAACAATCAATTTGCATACAAGTCAGGCAATAGCTTTACCGACAACGAATGGTATAACATAGCGTGGGTGTTTGATGGAAGTGGTGCAGCGAATGCCGATAGGGCTAAGATTTATCTTGACGGTTCGGAGCTAACTTCATTGACTTTTGGAAGTAACGGATTTCCTACCACAACATTTGACTTTCCAAGCTATGAGCAGTTTGTAATAGGTGTAGATCGAACAAGTTTTTCTAATCAAAAACTTGAAGGAGGTATAGGTGAATTTATGGAGTATACTTCTGCGATGTCAGCAGACGATGTGTTAGCCAACTTTAACGCTACAAAAACACGTTATGGAAAGTAAAAAATCTAGTAACAGAGAATACATTGTGTATGATGTATTAGAGATTAATAGAATAGATTTTAAAACTGTTCTTGAAACATCAAGGGATACTATTACATACAGTGCAGATGGTACTAAAAGTTTTGTTAAGTGGGAAGGAGATGTTCCTAAATGTATACAGAATTTAGAAAGTAAGACCGGCCCTTACACACATGGAGAGATGAAAAAAATTTTACAAACTGCTGAGTGGGACCCTGATGCACCAAAAGGAACTTGGAATCGTATAAAGAATTTCTTTGGATTCGGACAAAACTAAAAGATAATGAAATCACCTATAAACTTTGAGCAGTTTTCAAAAGACCCAGTTAAAGGACTATTGTTTCTTGTAATAATAGCTGTAGGATATTTGTATTTTGATAATAAGGTTAATTATACAGGTCAGATAGCAAAACAAGGGAATAAAATAGAAGCACTAGAAGTAAAAGTTGATAGGCTTCAATTTCAATTACATAAAAGTGATAGTGCATTAGCAGGAGCTATCTCTAAACTTTCGATACTTGATAAGCTATGCGTGTTGGAGTCAAAATAATATTATTAGCCTTTTTGTTTTCTTGTAGTAGATCAGATACAAATACTGACTATCAAGTATACAATGATAGTGTATTAGAGAGGTCTATAGAAAACACAAATACATTTACATTAATAGTAAAAGATGTAGATTCTGTTGAATTAGAATTATGGAAAAGCATTGGATATAAAATAGATTCTCTTATACAACGTAACAAAACCCTTGAGAAAAAACTTGGTAAGTCTGTCAGAGTAATTGACAAAGACGGAAATGTTAAAAATCTTGGGACTTTAGAGGATATTAAGAAAAGACTAAAAAGGAAATGAAAAAAGCTTTTACCTGGATAGAAGGACTTTTAAGAGATGAAAAAGGAACACCTTCATCAAAAAGATTTATAGGTATTCTTTCAGGAGTGTCTTTATGCATTACTCTGTTTGCTAATCAGTTTACAGAAGAACATATTGCTCCTTCCCCTATTCTTATTAATGCTGTAGCAGCTTTAGCTTTTGGGTCTTTAGGACTTGCATCTGTAGATAAAATATGGGGTAAAAAAGAAGACAGTGTTTGATAGATAAAAAAATATGGTGTGAAATATCACCAAGAGAGTGCGACACTAAATGTGTTAAAACTAGAACTTGCTCTTTAAAAGGAAAAGAACCAAAAAAAAATAAAAGAAATGGCAGCTAAGAAAGGATTGTATGCAAATATTCATGCTAAAAGAAAAAGAATAAAGGCAGGGTCTGGAGAAACTATGAGAAAGAAAGGAGCGAAAGGGGCTCCTACTAACAAAGCTTTTAAAAAAGCAGCTAAAACCAGAAAAAAGAAATAATTATGTACGGAAAGAAAAAGAAAAAACCTGCGTCTATGAGAAAGATGTATATGGGTGGAGGAGTAGAACTCGATAAAGGAGTAGTAGATATGTATAGAAAAGGTGGAGTAGAAACTCGATCTGTAAAAAGACCTGCTGCCTGTATGCCTAAGAAAAAGAAATAATTATGGCTCCTAAAAATAAAGACTCACGTTTAACTAGGGCTGGAGTTTCTGGGTATAATAAACCTAAGCGAACTCCTAAACATAAAACTAAGTCTCACGTAGTTGTTGCTAAAGAAGGTAGTAAAGTAAAGACTATTAGATTTGGGCAGCAAGGTAAAACGGGGGACAGAAAGATGACCAAGAGAGCAAAGTCTTTTAAAGCTAGACATGCCAAGAATATAAAGAAAGGTAAGATGTCTGCTGCGTACTGGGCTAATAAAGTTAAATGGTAAAATGATTAAGATAAAGCTAGACAGGCACTATAGGGAAAAGCAGACTTTAGGAAGTGCTTATATAGAAGGGGATGAGGGAAATATATTGTTTTCTTTTAAAACTCTTGAGCTGCCTTGGAGAGGTAACGAAAGAAATATTAGTTGTATTCCAGAGGGAACTTACAAGGTTGTAAGGAGGCACTCTCAAAAATATAAAGATCATCTATGGATAACAGGCGTAGAAGGAAGGTCTCTTATACTTATTCACTGGGGTAATTATGCCGGATCTATAAATCCTAGAACAGGAACTCCTGATATAAGAGGATGTATTTTAGTTGGAAGTAAATACGGAGATATAAACGGTGATGGTATAACAGATATACTATCATCTAAACCAACTTTTAAAGCATTAATGCATATAGTTCCAGAAGAAATGGAGCTAGAGATATGTGGGAACGGCTATTACACTAATCCAGATGTATAAAGAAGTAGTTCGTAATAACCTATCTAATATATTGATAGTCTCGCTTTTATTGATTATTTTTGCAACGTGGGCGGTAAGTGGATCTAAAATTGATCGGCTCACTGTTTCAGAACAGCTTCTTAAAAAAGAAAAGGAATCTCTTACTATTAAAATAAAAGATTCCGAAAAAAGGGAGAAGCTTGCTCAAAGGTATGCCGTCAGGCTGCAAAAGGATTACGAATTAAAAATAAAAGAGCTTAGAGTGTCTTATGCTAGAAGCAACAATAATATAAATGAAAAGTTTGATTCGATTATTGCTGGTATTGACACAATTAGTTTTGATTCAGCTTACATCCAATTGTCAGCCCAAGGATACTCCTCTGACTGATTATTTGTATGTAGAAGAGCATGGTCAATTAATGATGAGGGCTAATCACCCTTGGATGAAAAATATTCTTAGAATAATAAAAGAAGGTAAAAGAAATAAAGAGTTGCTTATAGAGACACAAGAATATTATGATAGCTGTTTAGTACTTTCTAATCAGCTTTCTGTTGCTTATGATAGTCTCACTGTAGCGTATAACCAAAAGAACATACAAGTAGAGATAAAAAAAGAAGAGCTTGTATTAGAAACTTTAGAAAAAGATGCTCTTAGAAAAGAGTTGAGAAAAAAGAATATTGGATTCTGGACTATAACCGGAGTTGCAATATTAGAATTAATTACAATTATAACTGTAAGTATTAGATAGAATGAAAACTTTAACACAAATAGGAGTAGACAAATTGATCTCCTTTTTTACTAGAGTTTCCGGAACAAAAGGATGTAAGTATATAGGCACTGCTGCTTATGCAGGCCCTAAGTTTGGAAGCATAGTAATTAACGAAGATGCGGTAGTAGCTTCTGCAGCTTCTTCAAGCGGAGCAGATCTTAAAGCGCTTTGGGGAGTTGGGAGTAATACTATAAAAGCTGGAACTCTTTTGACTGTAGATATTGAAGATCCTGGATCAGCAATAACTCTTACGTCTGGGTCAGCAATAGTGTACTTTGACTAATTAAAATAACCTGGATGGATATTCACAGTAGTGAGGAGGATATTTTTAAGTTCTTGGTACACAAAAGAGGGTATCTAAAGAATCTTAAAAGAGTAGCTAGGAAGTTTAACGTACCTGAAGATGTAGTAAGAAGAGCTAGTAAGAGAGCTCGAAAGCATATAAAAGAAAGTTACAAGTCAGGGCCTATAAAGCCTAAGTCTCCTATAGAAAGCATGGTTGTTAAGTCAGCCTGGCAAGGAGGTAAAGACGGAGAACTACGTTATAGCTACGAAAAAGATAAAGAGACTAATATAAACTTTGAAGAGCTTAGGACTAATATAGTAGGAAGTCTCTCAAGTAAGATAAAACCTTGGAGCTTTAAGAAAGGCTCTAATACAAATAATAAAAAAGGACTGTTCCTATTTACTTCTGATAAGCATGTAGGAGCATATACAAACGAGCAGAGTGTTTACAAAAACCCTTACGATGAAAGTGTTTTTAAAGACAGGATGTTTAAACTATTAGAAGAGTGTCAACATCAATATAAGATGCATGGTAGATTTGATACTGTTGCTTTCTTAGATCTTGGAGACCCTCTTGATGGATACAATGCACAGACTACTAGAGGAGGACACCATCTTCCTCAAAACATGTCTAATAGAGAGCAGTTTGATGTTTACGTTAGAGTACATAGATTATTCTTTGATGCTTTAATTAAAATGGACATTGCTGATAACATAAAGTTTGTAGCTGTAACAAGCGACAATCATAGTGGAGCATTTGGATACTGCGCTAATAGAGCAGTAGACATTTACTTAGAGTTAAAATATCCTGAAGTGGATAGAATGATAATAGACAAGTTTATGAATCATTTTCAGTACGGTGACCATACTTACATAATCTCCCACGGTAAAGACGAGGAAGATATGAGATCAGGGTTACCTCTAAGAATAACTCCTCCGGTCGAGAATTATATTAACGACTATATAAATATAAAGGAGATAGATTCTAAGCACATCCACTTTGTAAAAGGAGACTTACATCAATCAAGTGTAGAATACGCTAAAAGATTCCGATACAAAAATGTAATGAGTATGTACGGATCATCTAAATGGATACACACTAATTATGGATCGGGAACTTCAGGGGTGGATTTTGAGGTAGTAGAGAAGCATAATTCTAGAATTTCTCAAGACAGAATACTATTTGAATAATGACACTTAACGAAGCAGTTTACCAAATATTAGAGGTTGCGGCCCCTAACCGTTCAGACGATGATGTTATAGACAACAGATTCTTGAAAGCTCTTATTCATACGAAGAGAGCTCACTTCATTACTAATGAAATGAATAAGAATCGTATTGCTTCTCCAGCATTACTGCAAGATATTAATTGCCTTGAAATGGAAATGGCGGATGATGCAGAATGTTGTGATTTTAAATCAGGGTGCACAGTGCTTAGAAGTAAGTTGGAAATACCTATGCCTATTGCAATGCATAACAGTTTAGGCATTGAACGTATAGGCCCAGTATCTGCAAGCCAACCTGGTTACTCATTAATGCCTTATGAAAAAGCTATCTACTTTGGAAATGGTAGATATAATAAAACAGGGATGGCTGCTTATATTAGAAATAATAGAGTATACGTAGTGTCTCCTCAACCTACAGCACTAATAGATCTTATATCTGTTCGTGGAATATTTGAAGATCCTTCAGAGCTGGCTTCTTTTACATCATGTAGTGGTAACCCATGTTATAATGATGATGCTAGCTATCCTTTAGATGCTAGAACCTGGGATTATATAAAAGAAGAAATCATTTCTAAGGACATGGCTAGAATACTAAGCATGCCTCAAGATCTTGAAAACGATGCAATGAACTTTAAAAATCCTGCACAACCTTCAAGGTCAAGTTCTCTGGATAATATGGTAAAGAAACAAGTAGCGGCAGCAGCAAAGAAAGGCACTAAGAGGTGAGAAGAAGACACGTAACATCTGATATGTACGAGTTCTATTATAACTCTTTAGATAGCATTGAGCTTAAAAGCTCATATAATGTGCCTAAAGAAAAATTTGTAGATGTTGTGTCTCTTATGAATACTGCTATGGTAGAAAATATGATTACAAATAATTTTGTAATCACTCTACCTTTTAGGCTAGGAAATATATCTATAGTAAAAAACAAACAAAGCAATACTATAGAAGAAGATGGTACCCTAAGTAAAAAGGGCAGAGCAATAGATTGGAAATCAACAATGGATCTATGGAAAGAAGATCCAGAGGCAAAGGAAGAGAAGACCTTAATGTACTTTACTAATCCACATACAGGTGGATTTATCTGTAAATGGAAGTGGCATCGTAAAGCACCGTATGCCAAGAACTCAAGGTTTTATAAGTTTTACCCTCTCAGGAAATGGAAAAGATTGCTTGCAAAAGTTCTTAAAAATCCATTGAATGATTATGATTTTTTTGAAGAATGTTAAACTCAAGATATGTAAGTATAAATACTGTCATAGAGTCTATTAACAGAGACAATCCGTTTCCTGACCCTATCGACAAGTATAATATTATTGAATGGGTAGGAGAGGCTATGGAGCTTATCTCTGTACCTATTCAGTTTATTAACCGTATGACAGACGGTACAGACGCAGACCTCCTTACCCTAACAAACGGACGTGTAGAGGTTCCGTGCGACCTAGCAGAGATAGTACAAATAAAAGACTGTAAAAGCGGAAGACCTCTTAGGTACAGTACAGATGCTTTTATAATTAGAAAAAGAGACTGTGAGGACTTATCATGCATACAGGATCCTCAATATAAATTAAACAATAACCATATTGTAACTAATATGGATAAGGGAGACCTTATAGTGTCTTACTTGGCTTATCCTACAGACGAACAAGGTTTACCTCTAATACCAGACACTCAACGATACATACAAGCGATGAAAGCTTATGTTATTGAGCGTATGGGATTTAAGATGTTTATACAAGGTAAGATAGATACTAACCGGTATAATCTTCTACAACAAGAGAGAAGCTTTTACATGTCTTCTGCAAGAAATAAAGCTCTTACTCCTTCTAGGGATAAGATGGAGTCCATTAAAAACCTATGGACTAGGTTATTACCTGATCAGTTTGCTCACTCAAATGGAATGAGATCTGCAAGCAAGCAGGAAAAACTTTGGAACCACACTAAGAAATAAGATTTGAAGGCTGCAAGGAATACCTTTTTAAAAGGACTTAAGAACGAAAAAGATCCTTTATCTGTAGATAAGGATGAGTATGTTGATGCGCTTAATATCAGAATAGAATCTGATGAAGGCGGGTCTAGCTATTCTGTAATTAATATTAAGGGTAACCGACATGATACTACTATTCCTGAAGTACCAGCTTTAGTATCTATAACTCCAAACTTTGATTATGTTTTAGTCTTTCTAACTACTGAAGTAATTCCTACCATAGTAATAGACGGTAATACTATAACAGGTGCTCCAGTATACGCAGACGAAAGGTCATATCTTGTACTGTTTAAAGCTCTTGAGAACGCCTTTAAAACAGATCCGGCCTTTACTCCTTATAATCTTAAGGTTGCGAGACAAGGATTACGATTAGTAATTACTTCGCACACTAATGTTGTTTCTGCTGCACCAAGCACATCTGTTATAAATCAAGAAGACATTTCTGGAATGACTTCTGCTTCTCAACATATTATAGGATGGGAAACTTCTGACCAAGCTTTTTATATTCTTACAACTAATAATCACTCAACTAATGGAGGTTCAGGAGCAGTTTGGAAACTAACTTATGATCCTATAGACTACACTTATTCCTGGGATCTTAGGTACTCTAGCCCAGATATAAAGTTTACTACTAAGTACCCTGTAGCAAATCCTTCTGGTATAGAAATATCCGAAGAGACTGACGAAATAGTAAGATTAGCTTGGACAGATAACTTTAATCCTCTTAGATTTTTAAATGTACAGAGCCCTAATTCTTTAGCTCTTACTGTAGGCATGCTTGATATTCATGATGGGCAAACTAGCAGCATACCTATATTTAAAGACATTTTAAATGGAGGAAGTTTAAAGAATGGTGCCTATCAAGTAGCTTATAGGTTAAGGGCTAAAGACGCAGGATACTCCCTTCTATCTCAACACTCAAAAGTTATAAATATAACTGAAGATTCTGAGCATACAGATAATCAAAAACCTCAAGACTATGAAGGATCTGACTCTGATCAAGATCAAGATGCAAGTAAGTCTATTAGGTTTCAGTTTAAAATACCTGAAACTGCATTCAGCTTTGTAGAAATTTTTACTTTATACAGAAGCAGTATTACTGACGTTCCTGAAGTTAGGCTTGTTACAGAGATTCCTATATATAATAATAAGATTGATTATACTATATCTGGATCCGAAGAGGCAGCTACATTTACTTATGAAGAGTTTCAAAACCTTTATACTCCGTTTACTCATTGTAAAACTATAGCCCAAAAGGATAATATTCTTTTTGCAGGAAATGTAAGGTCTGATGATTTTGATGTAGAGTTTGATCCTAGAGCTTACGGACATAATAGCTTAGGAGATTCTTATATATCTAATAGTCTTTATACGTATCCTAGTGATACAGAGCTAGACGCTATCAACCCTAACTTTGATTCTTATAAATACAAAGAGAATGGTATAACTTATGGAGGAACAGGTCCTAACGTAAGTTATGAGTTTACTAAAAGATTTCATTTTGGAGATGTATCGCCTTACGGAAGTAATGGAGGTTATATAGAAGAGTCTGGTGAACTGCCTACTTCGTTAACTACTCAACGTTTTCTGTATTCTTGGAATCCTGATCAGCCTAACCTAATAGATAATATCTATCTAACCGATTCTACTGGAGGACAAGATACTTATGCAGGTATGGTACAAGGTCATATGTCTCCTTGGGAGTCTGCTAATTTTAGAGGATACAAAAGGGGAGAGATATATAGATTTGCTTTTGTACCTATTAAGAACGGCCAAGAAGGCAGAGCTAAGTGGATAGCAGATATTAAGATACCTCATTATGTAGATGCTCCTGACGAAAGTGTAGATTACTGGTGGGATGATTATAAAATATGTAGAAGGGATCAAGGAGGAGATATTACTCAACAAGGAGCTAGACTTAATACTATAGGTATAAAATTTGACATTGATGTAAGTTCTATTGCAAGTGAGATAGATGGGTACAAGATTAAGCGTGTAAAAAGAACAGACGCTGATAAGACTATTCTTGGATCAGGCCTTTTAGGAATGACTGCTAATAGATATAATGCAGACTATCCTGGAACTTATCTTGATGGTAATGTTCAAATTAAAGATGGTTCAGGTCTGGGAGACAAAAACCCCTTTCGTAATACTGATTCTCGACCAAGATCTAGTATTGAATCTGCTCAAGGAGGAAGAGGAAATAGAGGAAGTAACTACGCATTTTATTCTCCAGACATGTGCTTTAAAGATTCTTTTCAGCACAAAGGAGGAGATGAGTTTAGGATACATGCATTAGTACACCCAATAATACCTGACGCAGCTACTCAAGATACAGGAATAGATAGTTGGAGCTCTACTGGAAATAATAGTAATACTACAATTACTAAGTTATACGAACAAGTAAATATTAAGGGGATTCTGGATAACATGGATCCTAATGATTTACCACAGCATCTAAGTAGCAATGATGTAGAAAATGGTTTTATAAAATTAAAAGTAAGCGATGCTTCTATTTGTGAGTATGGAGCTTCTGTGGATCTTAACGGAAGGCAACCTTTCCATAACAGGTCCCATCTTGGTAACGATGATGTAGGAACTCCTAATACTATTGGGGTGTACCAAAGACATTTAGGTACAAAGTGTCTAGCAATGGCATCTCAAAAAACAGCTTTTATAGATAGGTTGTTAAGATATAGTGATGACCCTGTACTTACTTCTCGTTTTGATAATAGAACAGCTACTCAAGTAAGAAGATACGGAGATTATTACAGACCTCTAGCAAATCAGTATGGAGGAAATACTTATTCAGCAAGAACTAAAAATGTATATATAGATACAGGCACTTATGTAGAAGTATCCTCTTCTACTACTAATACATCTGTAAACGTATTTGGAGGTGATACCTATATAAACATTATGGATATCACTACTCTTACTAGAAACATAGCAGGATGGTTAGATACTAGAGATGCTCTTGAAGATGAATTTCCTAACAACATTACAGATGAGACTAAAAAGAACTTTAACTATATAGAATACTTTCCTGTAGAAAGTGGGATAAATACAGATTTACGTCAAGGAAATTATTTCCAAAAGTCTTTTACAGATATGACTGGGGCTGGAATAAAGCTACAAGGTCATGCTTTTGGTGACGGTGTTCCTTCAAATACAGAACCGAACTGGAGTGCAGAAGATTGGGAAGGTTATCTTTTGTCTGATATACAAAGATCTGGAGAAGACTTTATATACAATTTTGCTTACTCTGCAGAGGAGGATCTACAGCCTTCTTTTCCTGAACCTTTAACCGGAGAAGAAACTGACAAGTTTCCCGTTAGAATTTATGCGTCTGATTTAAAGACAAGTGGAGAGTTAATAAACTCTTGGAGAAGATTTAGAACCCAGTCTTACATTGATATAAATGGTAAGTACGGTCCTATTAATGCAATGGTAAATAATCTAGATAAGGTAATTGCTTTACAAGAAGATGCTTTTGGTATTGCTTCGGTTAACGAGCGTCAGGTTGCTCAAACACAAAGTGCAGAAGCTACTATACTTGGAAGCTCTGGAGTACTTCCTAGATTTGATTATATAAGTGTATTCTCAGGGACAAGACATCAGTTTGGATTAGTACTGTCTCCTAACTCATTGTATTTCTACGATGTTGCTGATGCAGTACTGTACAGATTTAACGGACAGAATGTAACTCCTATAAGCCAAGTAGGAGAACTTAATCAGTTCTTCTACAATAACTTTAGAGGTGAGTTAATAGTTAATGACAATCCTATATATGACTCAGATTCCAATCTTGCTACTTATAATCCTATAGGTATTACAGGTACGTATGATTACAGATTTAATGAAGCTTTGTTTACTTTTCATAACAAACTTTCTGATGGAAAGAGTGGTTATATTTCTAAGACATTAGCCTTTAACGAGAACGCAACTACGTTCACTTCTTTCTACTCTCCTACTCCTACAGTGTATCTTAATGACAGAGACAATGTATTTAGCCCAGCACCTCCAGCAGGACAGTTAGATTCTTCTGGACCTCAAAGTAAAATATACATTCACAATAAAGGGGATAGAGGAAAATTCTATGATAATCCTGAAGAGGACAGTTATGTTGAAGTAGTAGTAAGTGCAGAGGCAGCAAACTCAAAGGTGTTTACTAATCTTGAGTGGGCCTCAGAAGTATACGATAGTTCTGGAAATAATACTTATGACCAGACAGTGGATAGTATAACGATATCTAATGCGTATCAAACATTACCGTCTCTTACAACTTATCAGAGAAGGTTCCGTACATGGAGAGCTACAATTCCAAGAGAGCTTACTACTAGGGCAAGGCTTAGAGGCCACTACATGAAAATGAGGTATACCTTTAATAACTCAAATAATAGAAAATTTGTGCTATCAGGTATAACAACTATTTATGATACTGTAGCATACTAAAGTGCTATTAGAATTGAATTACGAAGTAATTTTGCAACTATGACCCGAGAGGAAAAGGCGTACATCAAAGCTTTAAGATCTAGAGGCGTTGAAGTTAGACGTGACTACTCTGTCCCACAACTACAAAAAGGTAAGCCTGAAGATCAAGTATATTCTGGAGGATTATTACCTGAGGTTACTGTTTCAGCTTATAGAAATCCAGATGGAACTCCTAAAACCGAACCTATAAAAGAAAAAAGTTTTGGAGAGTACTGGAAAGATTTTGAAAAATCTAAAGTAGGAAAGTTCGTAGATGCAAAAGGCCTTAGACAGGAAAAAGATTTTCTTCTTGGACAATTAGGATATGGAGATACAGCAGAAGAAGGTAGGAGATTTGCTTTAGATGCTGCTGCAATGGTTAATCCTATTCCAGATTTTATTAATGCTGCAGATCAAGCTCAACAAGGAAAATATCCTGATGCTGCACTTTATTTAGGAGCTGCAGCAATACCAGGATCTGCAGGTCCTATAGTAAACAAAGTAAAAAAAGGTTGGAAAGAGGTAAGAGGTCGTATTAAGGGACTTGGTACTAATATAGGAGATGTAGTAAGAGATGCTAAGAAAACTGAAGATATTATTCTAGACAAAAGAATGGCAGCTCAAAATAAGGCTCATGCTAGTGGGGTTGATTGGGGTGAAAGGTGGGCTTATGACTTAGATGCTCCAGAACAGCCTTTAAGAGAAGGTTACTTGCAAAAAATTATTGAGACTAGAATTAAAAATAGCCCAAACGCTAATTACTTAACTGATAAAGATATAGCTGAAGGGGCCGCAGAAAGGGCAAAGAAAAATCTGAACTGGGCCGCAAATAATTCTGGCTCGGAAATTTCAAAGAAACTTTCTTATCCTGAAGGTCCGATGGGTAAATCAGAAAATATACTTGCTACCTGGCCTAACGAAAGTAATGCTGCGCTTTTAAAAAAAGACCCATACGATTTTTCATCTTCTGGTATAGATGAGCCTGTACAAGACTATATAGCCAGAGATCATTATGTTGCAGGATTTAAAACATATAGAGAAAACCCAAAGCCAGATTTTGAAACCAGCGCTGTAACTTTTAGAAAAGCACCAAAAGACTTAAACCTTAGAAGTCCTGAAGAAATAAAAGCTACTGGTACTCATGAAGGCCACCACAATCAACAACAAATTCTAGAGTGGATGGATAAGCTTAAAGCATCTATTCAATCTTCTCCTACTCTTAAAGACAGTCCTTTAGCTTACCGTATTAAAAAAGCTATGAAAGTAGATGAGGGACCTGATGCTTCAGGTGCGTATGATTGGTTTGCTCAGGTAAACGAACTTCACTCTGAACTAGGTGTAGCAAGAATGGAGCTTGCTGATTCTTGGGTAAAAGCAGGAACATTTAAAAATCGTAATGAGGCTATAAACTTTATGCAGTCTCCAGAATTTTTAAAGAATGATGATTACATAAAAAGGCTTTACGATACTCTTGGAGGTAAGGTTAAAAATGTTAGTAATGTTAGAGTAGCAGGTAAACCTGCAAAGCCTTTTCCTGCAAAACAAGGCAGAAAATTCTTTAAAGAAGAGACTCCTATGAAAGACCGGCTTGATATTTTAAGAGGTCTTCCTGTAGCAGTTCCAGTAGTAGGAGTAGGAGCTGCAGCAGCTTCTATGCCTAGCACTTCAGAAATGCAAAGAGGAGGGGTAGAAAGCTTTAATCCTAACAGTAGAGAAAATCTAGCTTATGTTAAAGCTCTTAGAAAGAGTGGCGTTAAAGTAAGTTCTACTGGTTACAAGCATGACAGCCCTGACAGAAACAATGCTGCTAACCTTATAGTAGGAGATGACGTTAGTGGAACTAATCTTACTATGGAAGGGGTACCTCATGGTGTACGTGCAATAGGAAGTGATACAGGTAAAACAGTTGATATGGTACCTGGGGTAAAAAATTATTCTTTTCCTCAAGATAGATCAGTAATGGAAGTTCCTTTAGCACAGTCAGGATTTGTAGAAAGTGGAACTTTTGGTTGGGGAACAAATAACTCTCCTACTGCACCAGTAGCTCAAACTTGGAATATGACATCAGCTCCAACTGTAGCTACAGACACTACTTCTATGACAGGAGATGCTGAGCTTATGTCTGGAAGTCCTGCAGGAGGAGGAGGAGGGGGAGGAATTGGAATGAGCGGTGCTTTGGCAATAGGGACTGGAGTAGCTAATGTAGCATCATCGCTAGCTCCATTAGCCTCAAATAGTATGACCGATGTTTCTGATGTATCTTATCAAGGAGGTTCGAGAGAAGCTGCTGTAGAAGGTACTATAGGAGGTGTTATGAGTGCTATTCCTATTGTAGGTCAAGTTTATCAAATAGGTTCTGGAATAGCTACAGGATTTGAGGCAGGGGCTCACGAACTTTATTCTAAAGGAAACAGAGGAGGTGGAGAATTTATGAGTGCTGCAGCAGGTACTATTAGTCCTACTCATATGTTTGGAAGAAATGCAGAGCTGTGGGAGCAAGGGTACTTATCAGATGGAGAAGCTGCAGCTAATTTTGTATTAGGATTCTTCGGAGGTGCCGGAGCAAGTAATGTATTAATAGACAGAAAAGTAAGAGCTATTCAAGGACAGAGATTACAAGGAGCTATGACTAGATCTACAGGAGGAATGCATCAAATTGCTCCAGCAACTGCTGACTCAGCAGGTAAATTCTCAAAATCTACCGGCTACCCTAAACCAAAAGTAACATGAAAAAGAAAAAGAAATATCAAGAAGGTGGGGCCGAAGTCACTCCATTCTCAGTAGATGATCAGATCATAGACTATAATAAGTTTTTAAGTCCTGAATCTATGGATATGCTAGAATACTATAGAACTGGTGGTGTAGTAAAAAGCTATCAGTCCGGTGGCGGAGAGTTAGATGGTAACGCAGTAATGCCTTATGTATCTTTTAATGGGGACTACCATGACTTTGAAAAAAATCAACAGCCTGGAAAGTCTAACACAAATTCAAGAGGTATTATGTTAGGAGAGGGTGGGGATAATCCACGTCTAGCACAAAATGAAGAGACTAGAACTTTTGTACCTACTGATAAGTTATCAGAAATAACTGGTATTGCAGATGCTATGCAGTTTGCTCAAGCAGGTGGTATGGAAGAAATGATAATGCAGATGGGAGGACCAGAAGCTATGGCTATGGCGGGACCTCCACAACAGGGTATGCCTCAACAGCAAGGAATGCCTGTACAAAATGCTCCTCAGCAGCCTGTAGGACAGCCACAAGATAAAAGTGCAGTTATCTTAGGAGATAAGATAGAGCCTGAGTCTGGTAAAGAATATCAAGAGCTAGCTAATAAATTAAAAAAGATAGCTAAGAACGATCCTAATAATACAAGAGTACAGGACGAGATTAAAGAAAAGATGGAGCAGCTTGCACTTAAGCAAGAAGCCCAGAGAGTTATGGAAGAGCAGTTTCCTGATGGCCCTCCACAAGAAGCTGCACCAGAGCAAGCACAGGCTCTAAATGAAAATATGGCTATGATGCAAATGCTACAAGGACAAGGTGGTGGAATGCAACAACCTCAGATGCAACAAGCACCTACTCCTGAACAAGCTATGGATCCTGAAGCAATTCCTTTGGCACAAGCAGGTATGCCATTTGAAGAGGGTGCTCCTTATGCAACACCGTCTGCTAACGCACCTTTTGAATCTGAACTTTCGCCAAGTGAACTAGAAAGGTTACTACAAAGAGGCAACTTAGATGAGTATTCTGTAGATTTTATTAGTAATCTATTAGGTCAGCCTGGAATGGAAAAGTATTTAAATCAAGAGTCTGAGATAGCCTATAATGATTTGCTCCGTCTAGCTGAAGTTACGGACAACTCAAATCTGCTTACTACATATGGGTTAAATCCTGGGCAAGATCTTACTAACTATAATCCTTATCCAGAAGCAGGACTGCCTAGGTATTCTGGTAATAGGCCTTTTGCTACTAGAACTGATTACGATGTTCTTCCTGATGTAGGTAATCCATTAGGTACAAACCCAACAACCCCTATGGCTACTAAGCCTTTCCCCGGCATAGATGTCGTAACTGATAAAGCTGCTCTTAAAGGACCAGTTGAAGTAGATCTTCCTGAAGACCCTACTGGAGAAAAAGATGCTGGAAGTAAAGACAAGAATAGAGACGGTAAGCCTGATTATTTAGGTATGGCTACTCTTGCAGGTGCCGGTATTGCTTCCAACATAGGAAACATAATGTATCTTGCTAATGAAGGTAAACGTGCAGATCAAGTAGATCCAGAAAGATACACTGTAGATCCAGAACTTATTTCTTTAGATCAACAAAGAAGAGATATAGAGACTAGGATGAACCGAGTTGCTTATGAAAATAGAATGAGAGGCAGGGGAGATATAACCCGAGAAGCTTTTCTAGCAGGGCAGGAGCTTCAACAAATGGCTCCTACTTACGAGAAAGAGCAGAATGTAAATGCTCAGATTATTAACTCTGCAGATCAATTCAATGCTCAGATGAGAATGAATGCAGATGATATAAATGCTCAAAACAAAGCAGCCGCTCAAAAACAATACTATGACTCTATTTCACAGATAGGTCAAAATATTAATAACCTTGCTATTGATATTAATCAAAGGCGAGAGAACAAACAAATGTATAAACTACTTGACGGGTATTTCCCTCACTACAGTTTAGTAGATGGTCAGTGGGTATTTACAGGAGATCAATCACAAGGAAAATAACAATGGCAGTAAACAGATATTTCGATAGGACATTAATGCCCTACAATCCTATTGAACGGCCTATGCCGTTTGATCAGATACTTCAAGCAGGTTTAATGAAACAACAGTCCCTTGATAGGACTCTTGCTGCTGTTGACGAGTTTTCAGAACAAAAGATGTTGATGGGAGGAGCTCGTACTTTAGATGCAGCAAAAGATCTTAATAAAAAATATATAGGAAAGGCTTCTGATCTTACTAATCAGATAATGACAGGAGCTATTACTCCAGAGCAAGCAGGTTTTGAGCTAAGAAACATTAATAAGGATTACAATAAAAGTAATGCTGTTAAGCAAGTATTAGCAGATCAAGGCCTCGCTAACCTATCAAACCAAACTTCTGTTAATCAAAGATTGCTTGCAAATAGAGCTGAAAATCCTAACTGGAATTATGAAACTGGAGCTTTTAGACAGGAAAATGTAGATGACTTAGAATCAGGAAAAGCTACTATAGATGCTAGAGGTTATGGAGTTATGGAGGACCCAGGTTTGTATGAAGACTTTGCAGCAGAGCTTGGTCAAATACATGAACAGTATATAAAAGAGTCTGGTGTTACAAATTTTTATTACGATCAGAATACAGGACAGTATAAAGAGACTGCAACTAATAATGTAATAGAAATATCTGAAGAGCGTGTAAAAGACCTGATTAATGACTATGTATATAGAGGCGATATTTCTGAAACTGACAAGCAATCTGTACTATATAGAATGGCTAGGCGTAAGAGATTGGATCCTGATAATCCATATGATGAAGAAGATCTAGCAAACGATCTTTACCAGGCAGCATCTTTCATACCTTATAGAAGCACTCAAACAACTACAGATATGGGTGTTTCTGGTAGAGGTAGGGGTGGAAGCAGCTCAAAAACTGATACACCTCCTACACCTACAGTGCAGTTAGAAGTACAAGCAGAGAGATCTTCTTTACAAGACCAAAGGAATCTAATTTATGACATTAATGAAAATGCTCCTGCTTCAGGAATTAAAGCAATGCTTAAAGATGAAAATACTAGATTAGAAGCAGCAGGTAAAAAATTAGGAAGATCCGGATATAAATTAAAAGAAGGAAGTACGGTAGAAAATCCTGAGTTTGTGTACGCAAAAACTGGAGAACCTGTAATACCTTCTGATCCAGCAGAAAGAAAAAAGAATAGATGGAAAGCAGATTTTAATGCTGCTAAAAGAGAGCTTGATGAATATAAATCAGATATGATACTTTATGAGTCTTTACTTGAAGGAGTAGATGAAAAGGTTAAAAGGAATACAGGAAAAACATTTAATGAATTAGTGGACGAAGTAGAAACTGAATACAAACCAGAAATAGAAAAATTAGGAATTGCATTAAACAGTCCGAGTGGAAGCAGACCAGAAGGTTTCTTTGAAAGTCTTTCTTCACTTTTACCATGGGATGACGAGGCAAGAACTGGTGGAGATATTAGTCGTTTTGTAGAAGATCAAGAGCTACTTAAATCTACTATTGATGGTATTTATGGTAAAGAGAATTCTGTAGGTATTACTAAAGGTATGGGAGTATTTATTCAATCCGATCTTCTTTTTCCAAACACTCCAGAAAATCAAATAGCTGATAAGGTTTTAGAAAAAATAGCAGAAAGTAAATATTCTGATGGCTCTCCCATAGAAATTCCTGAAGATGCTGTTAACATGCTTAGAACAAATCCTGAATTTGTTCAATTATCTTTTGCTCAGTATATAGATCCTAGACTTAAAACTGTAGTTGATACACAGATTAATCCTACTATTGCACTAGGGCTACTAAAAAATAAAAACTATAGTGCCTATCAAACTTATGTTGACGCTCAAAAAGATATGGCTGATACCTTAAAAGAGAACAACTTGTATAAAATGGGACGTGCTCTAAATACCCAAGAAGGTAAAGAAGGAAATCCAACAGACAGAGCTGCTCAATTTTATGTAAGAGGTAATCCTGATTTAGTTTTAAGAGACAGTGAAGGTAAAGCAGGAAGTGAAGAAAAAGGAGGAGAATTGTTACAGGATGTATATGAAAAAACTGGAGCAAGACCTGATGATTTTCAACTTACGGTTGCTTTCATGGATGAGGGTCCTAACGGATCAACGCAGTATTATGGAAAAATGATATACAACCCGGCCAAGGCAGATAAAGAAATAGCTGATGCTGTGGCCGAAGCAAAGTTTAATGACTTTGATGTAAATATTACTGATATAGCAGAAGATTTATTTCCAGGAAACATTGAACTTATATACCAAGCATCCTCTATGATGAAAGATCATGTATATACTTTAGATGTTAATCAAAGTAGAGACATATTTATTCCTTCAAATTATGGACCTTCTACTAAAGTAAAAGTTACAAAATCTAACGAAGGTATACACTTAGATGGTTTTGTTTTCGGAGAAGATGCGAATGGAAATATAACCAAGGTGAGTGCTATGGATTTATACTACCAAAACAACCCTGGTATACCTGAAGGATATCCTATGCCTATCGATGCTGCTGCTGAGTATGCTGCACAAGTTGCTATATCTGCTGCAGGAGTTAAGCATAAGCATCCTAATATGTTTGATGAGAACGGAGTCTTTATGGGAGCCCCGGTTCCAAAAGAAATAGTAGATAGGAAAAAAGAAGCTAGAGAAGCAATATCCTCAAGTGTTTCAAAAATAAAAGAAAAATTCTCTGACGTATATGAAGACAGTGACTCTGAAACTATTGACGAGCTTATGCAGATAATAGATTTTGAAACTGCTAGTAGCTTTCACCCTAATCAAAGAAATGCAAACCAAGGTCCAGGAACTGCAGTAGGCCTTATACAGTTTTATAAAGATAAAGGAAATGAACTAGTTAAAACTATTGGAGGAAAGAAGTTTACTTTTGCTGAGCTAGGTAGGATGAGTATACCTGAACAGGTAGAAAAGGCAATGGTCCCTTATTTAAATGAGAATGGAGGTAAAGTAAAAAGTATAGATGATCTTTATTTCGCAGTATTTATGCCTGTATTTGCAGGTATGGATCAAAAGCTTACTTTACAAGAAGCTTATGATTTAGGAGTAGAAAGAATAGGAGAAGAAAGAATGAAAAACCTAGATCCTAAAACTCTTAGAGAATCTAATAAAGCTTTTAAACAAGCAAGAACTTTAGAGGATATTATTAAAAAAGTAAGAAGCCACAACAAATCATAAATAACATTTTAAATGGCAAACGGATTTAAAGCCTTCTCTCTTGAAGATTTGGGCTCAAACCAAATTGACAACAACGGTAATCCTGTAAAACCAGGAGAATCTACTAGTGCTTTTAAACCTTTTAATGCTGCAGGAGTAGCAGAAGAGTTTGCTCCTATGGACACTGGAGGGTTTATAGGAGATAAAATGGGAGCAATAAACCCTGATGAGTTTGATTTCAGGGTTACTTCTTATATGGACCCTTATGAGGTCCGTGCAAAAAGACAGACCTCTGCAAGCAAATGGGGTAACGCATCTGTAAAGATGCTAGGCCTTGCCGGTACTACAGCTATAGACGGTACTCTAGGAACTATAGTAGGGCTTGGTAACGGAGTAGCTTCTATGGCTAAAGGAGGAGGTTTTGGAGAAGGATTTATAAACAATCCTGTATCTGCAGCTCTATACGACTTCACAAAGAAGATGGAGAAAGAGTTTCCTAACTACTATACTAGAAAGGAACAACACTCTCCATGGTATAATAATTTAGGCACTGCTAACTTCTGGGCAGATACTATGCTTAAGAATACCGGATTTGCACTAGGCGCATATCTATCTGGTATGGGAGTGTCTCGAGGATTTGCTGCCCTTACCTCCGGCCTAACTAAAAAAGCATCTAAGAATATTGCTGGCCGTATGGCAAAGGAGTTAGGTAAAAATGAAGACGAGGTTTTAAGAATGATGAAGGCAGGCGAGCTGCCAACTGATAAATTACTTACAGAGCTTAAAAAAGATGCACGGCTACTTAAAGGAATTAACAGTGCTAATCAAATAGCCTCCTCTACGTTAGGTGCTGTAGGTGAGTCTCGTATAGAGGCTCTTCATATGTACCATGATACTATAGATAAGCTTAAAAAAGAGAACCCAGGACTATCTCCAGAAGAAGCTAATAAGCAAGCAGTTTCTGCAGCTAATATTGTCTTTGGATTAGATATGGCTACTCTTAGCTTAGGTAACTATTCTCAATTCCGTAATGCATTTTCTCGAGGATACGAGGTCAATAAAAGATCTATGAATGCAATTCAAAGATCTGCTGACGATAGACTTTATAAAGCTACTGGAGGTAGACTTGAAAAGGCTAAGAACATTGGAGCAATCGCTTTAAATCCCGCTACGGAAGGTATGGAGGAGATGCAGCAATTCTTCAATACTCAGTTCTCTGAAAAATTTATGGAACTTCAAAATGATCCAGAAGCAAGAGGCTACATTGATAATACTATAGAAGCTCTTATATATGGGTTTTCTGAATCTTATGGTAACATAGATACCTATGATAACTTCTTTGCAGGGTTTGTTACTGGTGGATTAGGTATGCCGGGAGTTACTGCAAATGATGGTAAAACTCAATTCCAAATGCAAGGAGGTGTGTTTGAAGGTATACGTGATTATAAAGAAAAAAATAAAAACACAGACACAGCAATAAAGAATCTTAATGAGTTTATGCAGGATCCTGAATATCAGAAACGTCTTGCTTTCTTAACTCGTGACCTTTCCCTTGAACGTACTAAGCAGATAGCTCTTGCTAACGAAGACCTGTTCAACTTTAAAAACGCAGAGGATGACCAGTTCTTAAACATGGTATTGTCCTTTGCTGATGCAGGAAAGCTAGATGATCTTAAATCAGATATAGGAGATCTTAGTCGTATGGAAGTTTCAGACTACAGAGATTTAATGTCTGTAGACACAAAGAACCTTCCAGAGGACATTAAAAAAGAAATGTCTGAAGATCAAGAAAAGTACGACATCTTTGAAGGAGTAGAAGACAGTAAGATCAAAGAGATGCTTTCTAATAGATCTACTATGATGAAAGAGGATATTAATAAAATCCTAGACATCAGAGATAATCTTGAGATTAAAGCAGGTAATAAAATCAACAGGGCTCTTATCCCTAACCTTGTACACTATGCTTATACTATTGAAAGAGGGCAGAAGAGACTTCAAGAAATTAAAACTAATGTACTTGAAGAATTAAGTAAGTCTTTTACTACAGCTATACAGACCCAAGCTCCTTTAGATACATATGGTTTTGTAATAGACTCTTCTTTTAAAGGTGAGAAAGGAAGCTCTAAAAGAGTTTTAAGAATCCTTAAAGAAGGAGAAACCGGCATCGCAAATGCTTCTTTAACTGAAGAAGAAAGAAAGCAGTTAAAAGAAAAGCAAGCTGAAGCTGACAAGCAAAAGAAAGCCCAGATACTATCTAAAAGAGAGAAGCCTGATACTAAAGGAACTTCTCTATTTAACTTTAGTATTCTTGAAACCGGTGATGAGTCAATGTTCATGGAAGCATTTGACAACTTTGCTAAAGAAAATCCATTCGCTGCTGAAAATGTACGTGATGATGTAATGGACGCTGTGAAGATGTCCCAACGTCTAAGAACTTTTACTGAGCTTTATACTGAGACTTACAGAAATAATAAAAGTCCTGAGATTATGCAGCGTACTTATGCTGAAAGTCTTGAGAAACTAGAAGAGTATAAAAAAATACAGGCTGCTAAATCTTTTACTGTAGGCTCTGTTGTACAACATACTGATCCTAAAACAGGACGTAAGATTAATTATGAGATCTATTCTTACGACACTAAAGACGGCAAGACTACTTACACCCTTAATGAGTTTGTTCCTGGAGTAGGAAGAGACATTACTAAAAGAAAGGATGTCAAGTTAGAAGACCTTATGGGTAAAGATTACAGCCTTGTTAGTAATGAGAGAGGAGTTGAAAGGTTTACTATAGACTTTAATGAAGTAAATACTTACAAGCTTGAAACTAAAAAAGCTTCAGAGTTTGGATACATTCTCGACAAAAGAGGTAAAAGGGTACTTGTAAGATTAACTGCTGACGACAAAGACTCAAAAAAACCTGGAGGAAAAAGAGTTATTGCAGAAAAAGATCTTACTTCAGACGAAAAAGCTCTTCTTGAAAAGAAAAATGCTCAAGAACCTTTAGTATTTAGAAATCTATTTGGTAGAGCTGAGAAGTTATTAAACAAATACTTTGACCCTACTTTAAGAGACAGGCTTGATAGAGCAATTAAAACACTTAATGATCTAGCTCCTAATCAAAACGATGCTCCTCTGCAAGCTCAAATAGAAAGGATTGCTGGATTATTTTATACTAGTACTAAAGATGGAGACTTAGGTTATTTAGCAAGTATGTTTACCGTATCTTCTTTAGATGAGATATCTCAAAGACTTGATGGAATAACTAATGTTTATGTCAGAGAAGCTCTTCGTGATAAAATACATCAGCGTAAGAATGATATTAAGAAAATAAAAGAGCAGCTCATTAAAGAGTACGGTATGGCCTTTGACAGGCTATGGGCTGAGCTGGAGGCTAAAGACAGAGGTCTTGCCTCAGAGTCTATTGTGTTTTCTAAGAACATATCTAATTTTGAAGAACAACTTAAAGAGATGTCTCTTCAAAAGATTACAGATACTAAGAGTATAAAGTACGCCAAAAGAGCTATGGCTGCGCTTAAAAGTAATCTTGAGTCTGCTCTAAAGAAAGGAGATACTAAAACTGCAGACAAGCTGCTTAATATCCTTATAGGATACGAAACTAAAATAAAGGGACTTAAAGAAGGCTTAGAAGAAATTAAAAAAAGCTCTAAGGATATTAGAGATAACATAGAAAAACAAAAAGAAGGTCTTAAAGATCTTAAAGAAGATCTAAATAGATACGAGAGAGCTATAGAAAGGTTAGAAGAGTATAGAGCTGACTTAGACAAAGACGTTAAATACTTTTCTCTTGATGAAGTACTAGAAATGATTGAGGACATGCTTCCTGAATCTAAGTTTGTTCCAGAGTTTGAAAAGAGAGTTTATGACTTACCTAACCTGGGTCTAAGTGATGAACAAAAAGTAGACTTCCTTACAAGAGAAGCTCAAAAAGCTGAAGCAGAATCAGAAGAACTTACCAGTTTACGTGTTGCGTCTGAAGAAGCTGCGGACGCTCTTAAGACTGAAGAAGCTATCCAAGCAAGAATGCAGTCTACTCCAGAAGGAGCTGATCGTATTAGAGATCTTAAAAGAAAAGCAGATAATGCAAAACAGCTTTACGTAGAAAAGCTAGAAGAAGAAAAGCCTTATGTTCAAGATAGAAATGAGCAAGCTACTTCTGTAAAAGCAGGTGTATATAAGAGTGCAGGCATTCCTTATAACGACCCATCTTCAGTTGGAATATTTCCTTCAAAAGAAATAGAAAACGTAAAGTTCGACCCAAAACAAATGAGGGATGAGCTTAAAAAAGAAAAGATCAAAGATGCTAATGGAAAACTTCTTGATGTAGATGGTCTTAATGATGATCTTCTTCGTGTAGAATATATTAGAGTACAAAGACGTAAGATATCAGCATTAGGCAAAGACAAGTTTATTACTCTGTTTAGAAATACCGGCAGAGAAACTGAAGTTACTGTATCTGCAGATGAAGTCTATGCCGAAAGAGTAGAAAGTATCAGGGCTTTAGGTATTCCTATTGAAGACGCTGTAAGCCTAGAGGATCTTAGAGCTCTTCATAAAAACATAGACACAGAAGTAAAAGAAAGAGAGCTTGCTATCCAAATGATAGAAGAGATGCTCGCTGATGTTGATGGAGTTATTAAGACTCTAGAAGAAAACTTAGATGCACTAGATGCTGACACTCCTGCAGCCATAGAAAAAGCTGACAAGATTATTAAAACCTTGTTAGAGTTTGAAGCTAAGAGAAAGTCTATGATAGAGAGAATGATCTACATCGGAGCCGGCCTTAGAAAAGAAAGACAAAAGAGAGCAGAGATTGCAGACCTTGAGCACAGAAAAGAGCTCATGGACTTTTTAGATGTAGTAAAAGTTGCTAGATCAAAAGTTACTACTGAACAAAGAAAAAAAGATGTCTCTAGTGAAACAGGGGACCCTACTGCAGAAAGCGATACCCCAACTACTATAGAAAAGGCAGGAAGTGTTGCAAGTCCTGGAGAAGTAGAGACTGATCCTAAAGCAGAAGATAAAGTTAAAGAGGCTAATCGAGACTCTGCAAAACCTTCATACTGGGAAGTCTTTAATAGAAATGCAGGCAGTGATATGCCTGGGGATATGCCAAATCCTATTAAGTCTCAAAGAAGATATCATAGATGGTTACAGTTTAATCCTGAAGTAGCAAGAAACTCTAGGGTAGAGTTATTTCAATCTGGGGATGCTTTTATGTTACAGGATGAAGACATAGAAGGCTTTGATCAAAACGAAGATATCTGGGGAACTGTCATTACTTATGACAAAAAAGACGGAAAAAAGAAATACGTAAACGCTGATAACAGTCTTAGTGAGGTATTTGATTCTACTACAGCCATCTACTTT